TCCCTAGCGAGGCGGATGCGTTTTTGCTGCAAGAGGCACAGACGATCCTCAGTGATTCGCAGCAGCTCGTGCCGCGCGACGTGGGCGACCTGGCGCGCAGTGGTGAAGTGAAGCGCAGTGGTGGGCGCGTCAGCGCAGGCGTAGAGCGTGGCCTGCTCGGGCGTACCGCCACGGGTCAGTTCACCGGCGCCGGCTACACCGTTGCGTACGGTAAAGACGGCGATGCGTCTGCATATGCGCTCGCCGTGCATGAAACCCCCTCGAAGCACGATCCTCCCACCTGGCAGGGTAAGCGCGTGCAGTTCAAGACAGGACAAAGTAAGTATCTCGAATTGCCTTATCGCCAACACGCCGGCACCGTGTTCCCGCGCATGGCTGCTCACTTACGAGGCAAGCTACGTTGAGCTTCTACCTCGAAGTGCTCGCTGTGCAACGACCCTTCTTCATCGGCACCGACGACGCCGGCCGCGCCATGTTGAGCGTCAACTTTATCGCCACGGCGCGCCAACCCGTCGCGCAGTTCGAGGAGGAGATTGGCCGCATTATCTTCGATGCCGGCCTGGGCACCTTCGGCACCAATATGTTCGTCGGCCCGTCGTCCTCAGTACCCAGCGGCGAAGGCCCCTTCGTCCACATCATCGACAGCGGTGGGACCAGTCCACTCGAAACCCACAATGGCGACAAGTACGAGCGCCTGTCGTGTCAGGTCGTAGTGCGAGCGAATAATCGCAAGACGGCACGGACGCGTGCGCTGGCGATATGGCGCGCCTTGGATGGACAACGCAACTTTACGGTCGTAGCAGCATAAGTGAACTAGGTAGGCCGGCTCACTAGGTATCGTACAGGTTAGTCAACAGGTATTGTGAAAGGAGCCTTTACATGAGCGAGCTTGCAGAAGCCGGCCACGGCACTACCATCGACTTCGAGCTAGACCCCACCGGATCGCCTGGCGTATTCACCGCTGTGCCTGAACTCGGCGCCGACGTCAGCTGGCCCGAGTTCGACGTGCCGGAGACTAATGTCACGGCACATAATGACAACATCGACTCGTGGATTCAAGGCGTGCTGATGCGCGGCCCGTTCACGTTCGGTGTCAACTACGTCACCGGCAACACGGTGCACGAGGCGCTGCGCGACGCACCCCTCAACGGTCTCAAGCACGGCTTCCGCCTGCGCGGGCCTAACGGATCTGCTGGCGTCGACGAGATCATCGCCAGCGGTTTCGTGAAGACGTTCGGCCCCATCGTCCATCCGGTGCGTGAGGGCGCGCGCACGGCGCAGGTCGTGGTGCGGCTGAGCGGCCTGATGATCGTGGATGGTGTGTCGTACGGTGCGTAGGTAGCGCAATAACCAGGCAGGCAGGTACAAGGCAGGCAAGTCGGTAAACAGACAGTCAGGATAGAAAGGACTCATCACAATGGCTAGCAGCAAGAAGGCATCCGCACCCACCAAGGCAAACGGCAGCGCTCGCGAGCAGGCACCACTCTCAGTTGACGAGCTACTCTCGCAGCCCGATCTCACGGTACTTGAGATTCCAGAGTTGTCCACTGCTACCCACACCAAGATCGTTCACCTTCGCCCCTTGAGCGCCGGTGTCGTCATCGACATGGTAGTGGACGGCGACAACAAGCCGAGCGGCGACTCACTCCGCACTCTCATCTCCCACAGCGTCGTCCACCCCGACGGCACGCCGATGTTCGATGAGGAGAACGTAGAGCGGCTGCGTGAGATGCGACTCGACGTATTCAACCGCATCAGCGCCGCGGTGATGAAGAACCTGGCGCCGCCCACCATCGAGGGCGACGGGGGAAAAGCCGAGTCGAGCGGCGACGCTTCGCCTACCGACTTGCCCTCCAACTAGGCACATGGGACGTAGACGCCATGCTCGCGTCGATGACATGGCAACAGTTGCGAGACTGGCAGGAGTATTACTCGCTGGAGCCGTTCGGCGAAGAGGCGGCGTGGCTGCGTAATGGCATGCTGTGCTCACTTATCTACGGTGCCAACCGCGGGACCAACTCTCCTGTCAAAACACCCATCGACTTCATGCCCTTCGCCGACAACGGTAAGGCGCGGCGCAGTGGCGCCAAGGGTGCCAAGGTCACACGCGATGAACAAGCCGCGTCCTGGTCGTCGTTTGTGGGCAATATCAAGAAGCATCTGAAGCCGAGTAGGCGCGATAAGGAACACTAGTTGGCCGTCAACGTTGGCTCCGTCGAAGTCCTCCTTCAGCTGCGCGATCTACTCACCGCGCAGCTGGAGAAGCCGAAGGCCAACCTGGTCAAGTTGTCGGCCGAGGTACGCAAGGTCGACGACGCTCTACGTAAGCACGAGGACACGGCGCGCAAGACGGCACGGGCGCACGATCACGCGAGCAGTGCCGTCGACAAGTTCGGCAAGCAGATCCGTACCACCTTAGTCCACGTATTCGCCGCGGGCGCCGCCTACAAAGCCCTCGCGGCGGCATCGAAGTCCGTCACCGACGTGGTGGAGTTGGTGCGCACCTTCGAGAAGATCGAGAACGTAACCGGCGCTACTCGCGCTGAAGTAGAGCGCTTTCGGCAGTCGCTCAATGCCCTCTCAACCTTAACCGCAAAGGGTCCACAAGAGCTAGCCGAAGGCTTCTACTCCATCGCGAGCGCGGGCGTAAAGGGTGCCGAAGCCACCGAGATCCTCACGGCGTCGGCCAAGGCCAGCGCAGTAGGGTTGGGTGAGACGAAGGACATCGCGCGATCCATCACCGCAGCAATAAACGCATACGGTAAGGAGAACCTCACCGCGGCGAAGGCTGCTGACGTGCTGTTCGCCGCGGTGCGCGAAGGTGGTGCCGAGGCCAGCGAGGTTGCCGGTGTATTCGGTCGCGTCGTGGGTATCGCCGCTCAGTTGGGTGTGTCGTTCGACGAGGTGGGCTCGTTCATTGCTACCTTCACGCGCTTGGGCGTCGGCGCTGACGAGGCCGTTACCGCCCTGCGCGGCTCCCTCACCGCCATGCTCACGCCGACGCGCAACCAAGAGCAGGCGCTCAAGGCGGTAGGGTCGTCGATGGCCGAGTTGCGCGCTCAGGTGCGCGAGAAGGGGCTCACGGCGGCGCTTATCGAGCTAACTCGCGCTAGTCAGGGTAATGAGGACATCATTGGTGCCGTGATCCCCAACGTGCGCTCGTTGGCGGGCGTATTGGGCGTTGCGGGCAAACAAGCCGATTCATACCGCGAAGTAACCGACAAGGTTACTAACTCGGTCGGCGATCTTGATCGCGCCTTCGAGGACGTGTCTAAGTCCGCATCTTTCCAGTGGGACCAGCTACGCGCGCAGTTCCAGCAACTATCGCTAGCACTAGGTCAGCAACTTCTTCCCGGCGTGATGGCATTCCGGGACGCTCTTGCTTCGATGGACGAGAGCGAGCTAGAGCAGCTTGGACGTGACGCAGCGAGCGCACTCACCGGGCTCGCTAAGGTCGTCGAGCTGGTTGTTACCCATTTCGATACGCTCAAGGCGGCTATCGCTGCTATCGTAGCGCTGAAGATCGTAACTGCAATCGGTGTATGGGTGGCCGCTCTCGGCACCGTACCACCCGCCGCAGCCGCTGCAACCACGAGCATGGGCGCGCTGGGGTTGTCGATTTCTGCCGTTGCCGGTCCCATCGGCATTGCCGTCGCGGCGTTCATCTATCTCAATAGCAAGATCAAGCAGTCTGTGATCGAGGCGCAGCGCGATATTGATCTGCTGGTCAAGCAGACGGAAAGAGCAGGAAACCAGTACCGCAAGTTCCTTGAGATACGCCAGGGTCGCGCAAGCGGCGTCAACGTTGTCGTGACGGAGCAAGAATACGCGACGGCCTTAGCAGAGCGCGAGCGCCTTATGGCGGCGATCTTCCAGGCCGGACGCAATGTCAGTGCCGATCTCGTCAGACAGAAGAAGCAGGTTGACGAGATCGTTATGTCGTACGAAGCGCAGAAGCGCGCCGCTGACGGCATTGGCAGCTCGATGGACGAGGTTGGCAAGAAAGTACAGGTAACGAGTGGCGCTGCCGAGCAGTTCTCTCAGCGTATCGGCGAAGTAACCGAGCGCCTACGCGACCAGCTCGACGTTGCCAAGGCACAGTACGAGTTGGCCAAGGCTCGCGCGTCTGTCAGATTCGGCCTCGGCGGCGACTTGAGTGATGAGGAGGCGC